CTAACGAGGTGCGCTATGGCCTGTGAATTTTTGTATAACCCGATACAGGAAGTTGCGCTAAATGCGCCGATCCTGTTTGATACATCTATTCCCTGCAATCGTGGGTACGTTTACCACGAGGGCAACACCGGGAATTTTATTCTCAGGGGCGCATCAACTACGAATTGTTGCAATCAGTTTGCGCAGTATCAGGTAACGTTCAACGGGAACATTGCTATCCCGGAGGGCGGAACGGTTGGTCCTATTGCTGTAGCGATTGCGGTCAATGGAGAACCGAGGCTAACAAGCCGGGCGATATTCACGCCTGCGGCTGTTGAGGACTTCGGCAACGTAACAAGCACGGCGATCATCAAAGTGCCTCGTTGTTGCTGTTTCTCCCTGTCCGTTGACGCAGTACCGGCAACGACTGATCCTACGGTGACGCCTGCGCCTGTTATTGAGGTGCAGAACGCAAACCTGACTATTGCGCGGATCGCATAAGGAGGACAATATGCACGACAAAATTGAGCAGTTACACGAGCTTTGCGAGAGCGTTATGCGTGAGGTGGAAAAGACCAACGAAAAGCTCCGTATGGCTGGCGGCGAACTTTCCGCCGGGGATATGGAGTACCTTGACAAACTGACGCATACGCTGAAGAGCCTGAAAACGACTATTGCTATGATGGAAGCTGAAGACGATGGGTATTCTTCCGATTACGGATATACTTATGCTCAGGGCGGAAATCGCGGCAGAGGCGGAAACCGTGGCGGAAGAATGAGAAGCTACACGGGATCGTACGCAAGACAGCGGCGTGACAGTATGGGGAGATATTCCCGTGACGAGGATTTCAAGGGTATGCTTGAGGACGCAATGGAGGAAGCGCCCAACGAATCCATCCGTCAGCAGTTGCGGAACATGCTCCAGATGATGTAAAGGAGGTGGCCTCTTGTGATAACAGAATTTGACCTGCAGGAGGCCATCGCTGAATGTCAGGGAGAGCGTAACCCGAACGCAAATACCTGTATCAAGCTTGCGGCGTTTCTGACGATACAGAAAGCGCTTTACGGGAAGGAAGAAAAAGCCGACTATCCGTTATACTCATACGATCCTGCTCCGCAGACCGTTGGGTATGTGAGCAAGACGGAGTTTGCGCAAGCAATCGAGGGAAGGAAGATTGACGATATAATGCCGATTCTTGATGAGCTTATGACTACCGTTCAGGTGGTACAGCCACGTCTTTATGATGCGGTCATGCGCAAAATCAGGGATTGACAGCCACGAAAAAGCGTGGTATATAGTAATCAGACACGTTCCTCTATATTGGTGGGGCAGGCGTAAAAAACCTGCCCCTATATTTTTTCAAAAATAATTAAAAAAACTATTGACATTTTTAAAAGGAGGCGCTATAATGAGCTTGTAAATAAAGAGAGGGCGCCAGCCCAGAAAGAGGTTTAAAGATGATGTACAGCGAGTTTGTTGAAGGAACGGGATGCAAAGAGAATCAGCACAATTACGAAGTGTTCAAGAACCTCGAAGTGATGTACATGAACACGAATATGAGCAAGGCCGATATTTACGAATACGGCAAGAAGCTCGTGGACAACAGCAAGAGCGAAGAAGAAATCCGCGTTGAGTCTCAGATCAAAGAAGAAATCGCCGGGCTGAAGCACGATCTTGAATGGCTCGGAATGCAGAAGGTTAGATACGAAGAATACGTTGCTACAACGGCTGAGAACTATTACAAGAAGCTGTGGAAAAACGATCTGGAAAACATCAAAAAAGAAATCAAAGCCGCGAAAAGCAAAATCCGCCTGCTGAGAACTGTGCTGGCGTAAATAAATAAGAGCCTGACCTACCGGGCAGACGGGGAGAAAGAGAGACAAAGATGGTAGAATTACATGATGTATGCTATGCCGCGTTGAGAAAACTTCCGTTCCCGGACTTCTGCGCAATTCTGTGCGTGATGCTTGAACACAAATGCAAGGAAGAGGGTATTGATGTAAAAGATGCGGCTGGGCAGATTTACAAAACGATTATCAGTGTCAATGAAGAATTAGGAGAAGTTTGAAAGGAGGTGAGCGGATGGAACTTAAGGACGCAATCCTGAAATATCGGGCAATGTATAACATGTCCATGAAGGATTTTGCGAAGAAAGCCGGGCTTAGTATTCAGACGGTGAATTACGTGGAAAAGGGCTTGCAGAAGCCGAGCAGACTGACAACAGAAAAAATAATGCTTGTACTGAAAGGAGAGAAATAAAGATGCAGTACGAAGAACTCAAGAAGGCAAATGAGGCAATCAGCACGCTGAAGATCAGCGGCAAAGAGTATGCGGAAGTCAATCAGCGCATTAAGGCGTTCCGCATGGTGTTCCCGGACGGGTTTATCAAGACGGAACTTGTGTCCAATGATGGCGGCGTTGCGATCTTCCGGGCGAGGGTAGGCTATTACGGGATGGACGACAAGGAGGTCGTTCTTGGAACGGGAACGGCGTATGAAAAAGAGGGATCGACCTTTATCAACAAGACCTCATACATTGAGAATTGCGAGACGTCAGCCGTAGGCAGAGCGCTCGGAATGCTCGGGATCGGCGTTGATACGTCTGTGGCAAGCGCTGAGGAAGTGCAGAATGCAAAGCTGAATCAGGATCAGAAACAGCCGGAAGAAAAGGCAAATGACGAACGCAAAGCCTCACCGAAGCAGGTTGAGCTTATCCGCAAAGCCTACGGAGAAAACCTTGGAAAACTGCTTGATGCCTTAGGCGTTGAGACGGCGGAAGATATTCCGCTGAAAAAAGCAAGCGATATCATTTCTGCAGTAATGAAAAAGGGAGGTAAAGAGTAATGATGGGATTGAAGATTGTAGATCCTGCTGAAATTGTCGGAGCTGAAAGACTTCAGAAGATCGCTGAGTTTGAAAAGCTCGCGAAGGAAATCAAGGCGAAAGAAGATTTGCTTAAAGAGGAAATTCTGAAAACGATGGAAAGCTTCGGCATTCTGAATATTGACACGCCAGAACTGAAAATCTCGTATGTTGCGCCTACTAACCGGGAAACGTTTGACAGCAAGGCGTTCCGGGAAGATTTCGCCGATCTGTATGACGAATACGTAAAGATCGCGCCAGTTAAGGCGAGTATCAGAATCAAGGTGAAGTAATGGACTTCACGATTGCGTTCGCAAGCCGGAAGGTCTTGGAATTTTACGAAAACGAACACATTTACCTTGTAGATGGCGTTATCGTTCCGAGCGTTTCACAGGTGCTTGATTACAAGTTTGGACACAAATACGATTCCGTCAGCCCTGCCGTCCTTAACCGGGCGGCAGAGCGCGGAACGAAAGTCCACGAAGCTATTGAGCATTTCTGCAAAGACGGTGTTGACGATGGATCTAAGGAGCTGAGAAACTTCCGTTTTTTGCAGGACAAATACGGCTTTCACGTTCACGCCTCGGAGCTTCCAGTAATCATAGAATATGACGGGCTGACGATTGCCGGAAGGTTTGACCTACAGCTTGTAATTGACGGGCAGTATGGCGGCGCAGATATAAAGTGCGTATCAAGCTTAGACAAGGAGCGGACGGCGTATCAGCTTAACCTTTATCGGCTGGGTGTAAAACAATGCTATGGCGTTGACTGGAAGTTCCTGAAGGCGATCCACCTGAGGGACGATGTGAGGAAAATCGTTGATCTGCCGATTGACGAGGATATGATAAAAGGATATCTAAAGGAGTACAAAGATGAATTTATGCGTTGAGTATGGAAGAATCACGAAAGACCTGACTGTTCGCTATGTCGGACAGGACAACAAGCCCGTATGCAAGTTTGTGCTTGCTGTTCCGCGGTATGACAAGGAAAGAGCTGACTTTATTTCCTGCGTGGCTTGGGGAAAGACGGCGGAGACGATGGGCAAGTACCTTAAGAAAGGCAGTAAGATTTTGGCGAAAGGCCGGATCGAAACTGATGTTTACGAGAAGGACGGCGCAAAGGTATACACAACGGAGTTCGTTGTGGAATCGTTCGACTTTGGGGACAGTAAGAAAGAGGATAAAGCGGAAGAACCAAAAAACGATTTTGAGCCGATCCCTGATGGCGAAGAACTTCCGTTTGTGTTCTAATGGACAACGATCTGTATATGGAGCTTGCGTCAAAGACGCAACAGCTTGACGCCGCTATAAAGATGCTCCGCAAGAATGGCACGGCATACGCTGAAACGGAGAGGGACTATAAAGTTCTCCTCCGGGCGGAATGCCTAAAGCTGAGAGATGCAGGTATGGCAATCGGCCTCATAGACAAGACCTGTTACGGTATTCCGTCCGTGGCAGAAGCCCGGTTCAAAAGGGACTGCGCAGAAGTGGTGTATAAGGCAAATCAGGAAGCGATCCAGTCAATTAAGCTGCAAATGCGGCTTATAGAATCGCAGATTGAAAGGGAGTGGGGCAATGCCTAAATCGCTTTTGTCGAACGAAAAGAAATGCTACGTATGCGGAACTACGCACGATCTGCACAAACATCATATTTATCCCGGGTCGAACAGGAAATGGTCAGAAAAATACGGCTGTTGGGTGTATCTGTGTGCGCCTCATCACAATATGTCGAATAAGGGCGTACACAGCGATCGGGAACTTGATTTAAGGCTGAAAGCGGAATGTCAAAAAGCATTCGAAGATATTTACAGCCACGAAAAGTTCATGGAGGTATTTGGGAAAAATTGGCTATGAAATACCACAATGAAAAGAAGAACGTTGACGGACACACATTTGACAGCAAGGCCGAGGCAAGACGCTACGAGAAGCTTAGCCTTATGGAAAAGTCGGGGGCCATTCGTGACCTCCGGCTACAGCCGGAATACGAGCTTATCCCGAGGTTTAAAAAGGGAAACAGGACATTCCGCAGGACTGTGTATATTGCAGACTTTGAATACAAAGAGGGCAATAGGACGATCGTTGAGGACGTTAAGGGCGTTAAAACAGACGTTTACAAGCTGAAAAAAAAGATGTTTGAGTACAAATACCCGGAATTGACTATTAAGGAGGTAACGAAATGACTCAAAAGGAACGTGTTTACAAGTATATGCAGGATTTTGGCTCTATTACGCAGGCACAGGCGTTTACCGATCTTGGCGTGTTTAGGCTTGCGGCAAGGATTTCCGATCTGCGCCGGGATGGAGTTGCGATCCGCTCACAACTTAAAGCCGGAAAGAACCGCTACGGCGAAACGGTTTATTTTGCGGAGTACAGCTTGATTAAAGATTGACATTTAACGGCATAGCCGCTATAATAAGGCTGAGGAGGAACGTTATGTCTGTAGTGAGAGTCAATCATAACACGAATTACACGGTGATGAGCAATCATCATTTGCGGAACATGAACCTGTCCCTAAAGGCGGTAGGACTTCTGAGCAAGATTTTGTCTCTGCCGCCTAACTGGGATTATACCATCGAAGGGCTTGCGGCGATCTGCAAAGACGGTGTAACAGCCGTTAAAAGTGCATTGAAGGAGCTTAAAGATGAGGGCTATCTTGTTGTTACTAAGCTTATGCCGGACAAGACGAAAAGCGGCAGGATCGAATATATCTATGATATTTACGAGCAACCGCATGAAAAACAAGAGCTTGAAAAACAAGGGGTAGAAAATCTATATGTAGAAAATCTACAGGTAGAAATTCAAGGGGTAGAAAATCCGCCACAATTAAATACTAATAAATCAAGTAAAGAGGTATTAAGTAAGGAGGAATTAAAGACCAACTACAAAGAAGAGTTCGAGAACCTTTGGAGCATATACCCGAACAAAAAAGGAAAGACGAATGCGCTGAAAGATTATATTTCTGCAAGGAAAACAGGAGTGAAGTTCGAAGATGTTTTGTCAGGGCTTTACAAATATATCGAGTATATCAACCTCGAAAAAACGCCTGAGAAGTACATAAAGCATGGTTCTACATGGTTTCATCAGCATTGCTGGGAAGATGATTACACAACAAAAAGGCCGCTGACAACCGGGGATATTACCTATGATTTCACGGATTACATGGAGGGCGTATGAAAGCTGAAGAATTTGCAAAGTCAATGATATTCCTGAACAATGCTTATCGGCAGGAAATGAATCAAACGCAAGTGAGCGTTTGGTATAATTTCTTCCGGGACGTGCCGCTGGACAAGTTTAATCTTGCAATCGTGCGGATTATTGAGAAAGAGAGATATTTTCCAACAGTCGCAACAATCCGGCAGGAATTGGCTATGATCGACAATCCGCATTTACAGCTTGATGCGGCTGAGGAATGGGAAAAGGTATTGACCGCTATGCGGCGTTACGGATCGTGGCAAGCGGACGTTGCCGTTGCGGAGCTTAACCCGGTTACGGCGGAAGTCGTAAAAAGGATCGGGGGCTTCACAAGCCTTTGCCAGAGTGAAGATATTGAGTGGCGCAGGAAAAGCTTTATGACGATATTCAAAGAAACGCTTGACCGCCAGAAGGAAATCGCGGCATATAGTCAGTCGCAACTGACGGAGGCCGAGAAAAAGAGAAACGAGCTTATCCAAAAAGCGCTAAGGCTGATTGAGGTAAAAGAATGAATAAGCGACAAAAGAAAAAGGCATTCAAAAAGAAGTTTGGGTATAACCCGAAAGATATTGAAAGGGTAGTGATCGATGACCTGCCCGTTATTATAAAAAACCTTGCGGACGCTGTAAATGAAGTTGTTAATTCAATGATTGAGGCTATTCCGAAAGTGATAGACGAGGCTATTAAGTTTTTAAACGAGAACGCAGAAACAATAAAAGAACTGCAAAGGAGGGCGCAAGATGAGGGACTTAACAGAACTGAATAAATTAGAACAATGGCTGATAGCTAACAATATTCATTATGAAAGAATTGACAAAGAAGATATACCTATTGATGAATCGCTCAAATATTGCTTAGCACAATTCGAACAACATCAAATCTGCGTCCCGGGATATGACAGCGAACGAAGAGAATGGGATGCTATATGTCACAGGGGAAGTTATGGCGCGGAAGAAGGTTTATTAGAAATCATGGGTACGATTGTAAGAGAAAATGACGGATACAGCGTAGAAGGTTGGTTGACCGCAGAAGATGTTATTGAGAGGATAAAGGAAAAATATTTTCAAAAATAATTAAAAAAACTATTGACATTAAGCGAAACCGGCGCTATAATGGCCTTGTAAGATAAAAAAAGCCCACGGGGCGGAAAGAGGTAGAAAGATGACTTGGGAAAAGATAGATCACTTCACAGGACAGCCCTATAAGAAAAATCCAAAGAGCGGTTCGTGGTACATTGTTGATTATATTTCAGGTGATTTCATAATTACAGAACTTCAGAACGGAGACAGAGAACTTACAAAAAGCGGCAAGAAGCTCGGGACATTCAAAACACTAAAAGCGGCTAAAGTGTTCGCTGAAACGATCTAAAACGAACGGCTGACCTAACGGCTTGACGGGGAGAAAGAAAACTAAAGATGGAAAAGAGAGCAACATTCAAGGGAGCATACAGCGATAACCGATTTGGTAAAGGTTGGGAACATACCGAACTGCTGTATGAGTACAGGGGACACGAGTACATAATCACGAAAGATAACAACGGTTATATGGGAACGCCGCTGTGGAAACAGCATCAGGAAGAGCAGGCAAGGATTGATAAGCTGATCGAAGATGAGGGCAAGCCGATCCCGGAATGGAATCCTGAAGCGCAAGAAGCGTTCGAGCTGTTTTGGGAATATGTTGAGAAAGGGGAATAAAGAGATGCACGAACATAGGTACTTAGACTTTTCCTGCAGGAAGAGCGAGGAAACAATTCTGAAGGAATGCGCACAGATCGCTGACCGGGAAGGGGATTACAAAGGACAGATAAAAAGAATCCGGCTGACAGATCAAGTGCTGAGGAACAGAGGCGAAGCTGAGGTGTGGATCAGTTGCAACGACAATGGCTGGTATGATAACCTCGGGATAAAGTACAAAGACGGAAGAAAGACAATGTGGCTCGTAAAAATCGAATATCATTGCTGAAAGGGGATTAAAGATGAACACCGAAGAAATCACGAAAGAGCTTGAAAGAGGCGTGAAGGAACTGCTTGCGAGTGACAAGTACAAGGAATATCTTGATGTTATGGGCAGATTCCACGATTACAGCGTGAACAACTCGATCCTTATTTTCATGCAGATGCCTCAGGCAACAATGGTGGCAGGGTATCAGGCTTGGCAAACAAAGTTCAAGCGGCAGGTGAAGAAGGGCGAGAAAGGTATTAAAATCCTTGCGCCGTGTCCGCACAAGTACAAGAAAGAAATCGAAGACGCTGACGGAAACAAGGTTGAACACGAGTTTAATTGGACATCATTCCGGCCTGTGAGCGTATTTGACATAAGCCAGACGGACGGCGAGGCGCTCCCGGAAATCTGCAATGATCTGACAGGAAACGTTGACGG